TGCAGAAAACAATCCACATGAAAAAGTTGTAATGCCAGCAAATGAAGAATCGGTTAAGTACCTCACATCAGATGAACAAAAAGAAGCGGCTCTTAAAATCTTAGAAACATCCGATGTAATTATTAATCGTGCTAGAACCATTAATATTTCTATTGAAGAACAGTATCTTCAATCTCAACCACCAGAATATTGGAATTTATTTAAGCAAGCAATCGTTCAAGTGAATCCATTGTATGAAAAACACATGTCGTGGTTTACAACGCCTGGTCATAATACAATTAGTTATGAGGGTGTTTACATCATGCGTAAAGACCTGTATCAAAATTTAGTAAGAGAGTATTTTCAAATCATGGAATACATTTGGTATCATTGTTCAAAAGTATATCCAACAATACAGACAACTTCTGAGCCATTGCCTTGGAGATATCCTGGCTTTCTCAATGAGAGGTTTGTTCCGTTCTTTATCTTTGCTAATTCATTGCAAAAAACAGAAGTGCCTTTAGTATTTTTAGGTTAGAGTATTGAAAAAACAAATCACAAGGATAAAAAAATATCATTAGACAAAACCACATAATTGAGTTAAACTATGAATACATATTATTATTAGTTTTTAACTATTAAAGGAGATAATATGGAATTGCAGTATATTTGTACCGTTTGTGGCCATGTTCACGATGAGGCAACAGAAGGCAAGTTTGAAGAATTATCGGACTTGTTTATGTGTCCAGAATGTGGTTGTTTTAAAGAAGAATATTATTCAGTAACTAAGGAGAAATAGTATGGCAAAAACAGTAAAAGGTACTCGTACCGAAGCAGCATTGAAAGAAGCATTTGCAGGTGAATCACAGGCTAATCGCCGTTATTTGTATTTCGCAAACATGGCTGATGTAGCAGGTGCACCAGATGTAGCCGCTGTGTTCCGTTCCACCGCTGAAGGTGAAACAGGTCACGCACATGGTCACATGGAATATCTATTGACTGGTGGTGCAGGAGATCCAGGCACTGGTCTATCAGCCGCAACCGTAGCTGAAGCATTAGAGTCCGCTATTCACGGTGAAACCCACGAATACAGCGATATGTATCCTGGTATGGCCAAAACGGCACGAGATGAAGGCTTTGATGAGATTGCTGATTGGTTTGAAACATTGGCCAAAGCAGAGCGCTCACACGCCAATAAGTTCCGCAAAACACTAGAAGCACATAAAGCAGAACAAAACTAATGGCGTTTCTTGTCCATAATTTACCTCCAGTCCAATGCTTTGTTAAGAAAGAATTTCTCTATGACTTTGAAAAAGGTTTTGGTGAATATGAACCATGCATATGGATGACAATCAAATGTATTAAAGGCCAAGCGTTTCGTATTGAGGCACTATTACCTAATTATGGTGCCTTGTATGATAAACTACCTTTACATGCTTTTGTGTCAAGGCAAGAATTACTAAATGATGCAATCTTGCCTTTGGATTACTTGCAAATTTGGGACGCTTTGAGTTATAATATTACTGTCATTGAAAAAGATAATTTGCGAATGTTGAAATGCAAGTTCTTAGACAAAGATAGAAAGTGGCATTTTGGTGAGTATATGTTCACCGTGGATTTTTGCCAAAACGACCCTGGCTATTTGAATACAGGATTTTCTGAAACAGTAGAAGAACATAAGAGTTATAATTTTATTAAGTTGGACAATGGACAGTTTGCTGCCCAACCAAATAATAAAACATTATTCTATGATGCTTCTCTGACAGTACCTGAATTCAAAATGCCAGATTTTAAAATAGCAACAAAGCTGTATTCAGTAGAGAAATACAATAAACATTCTGTAAGGAATAATAATGATTTCTTCTACGATTTTAAGGAAAGAAAAGAATGAATTTTCGTGAACTCGCTAAGAAATTGGCAATAGAGCATAAACTCCCAAGAGCCGAAAAATATGATTTGTTTTTACGGGACTTTGATAACATGGTGGAAGTTGTTGGTTGGATGCAAGACCCAACTCACGACATGAAGGACTTCCAAGGCCGTGAGATGTTATTTCCAAAACGCTGGGTTACAATTGGTGTATTGCCAGCAGAAACACAGGTGAAACTATGACAGTTAAATTAATTACATTTAAAACCAGTCAAACTGTTATGGCAGATGTTGACAATGAATGGCGTGACGGCCCCGTAACTACGGCTGATAAAGCAGCAACGATAGTTACATTGAAAAAGCCAGTTCAAGTAATTGTTCAACCAACGAAAGAGGGACCAATGATGGGCTTTGCTCCTTTCTTAGATTATGCCGAAGAATTCAACACAGGCATTGAAATATCTAAAGCAGATATTCTATGTGTAACTACACCGAGCCGTGAGCTAGAAAATCAATATAACAAGGTTTTTGGTAGTAATATTGAAATTGCCTCATTTATTCCAAAAGTATGATATAATGTATGAATGAATAAAAAATACTACACACATGTTCTATGCTTTGGTAATCACATTCTTTACCGAGGCATTAATAACGGTCGGAGAGTCAAGCAAAAGATTGAATACTCTCCGATTTTGTATTTTCCTACGAACAAAAAAACAGAATGGCGTTCTCTGCAAGGCGATGTATTAGAACCTAAGATGTTTGGTTCAATCAAAGAAGCAAAAGAGTTCATCCGCCGATACGAAGAAGTTCAAAACTTTAAGATGTTTGGCAACACTCGTCTGGAGTATGCTTTCATAGCCGACAACCAAAAGGGTGTTGTGGATTGGGACATCAATGACCTAGACATAGCTATCATTGACATTGAGGTGGGTTCAGAAAACGGTTTCCCAGACCCAGCCACCGCCAGCGAACCGGTAACCGCCATAGCTATAAAAAAACTAAATAAGAGGTTTAGCGTTTACGGATGTGGTAAATTCAACAATACTCGTGATGATGTTGACTATATTGAGTGTAAAGATGAATATACACTACTCAAATCCTTTCTAGCCGATTGGGAGAAGAACACACCAGATATCGTTTCTGGTTGGAATGTTAAGTTCTTTGATATTCCATATTTACACAATCGTATGCAAAAGATTCTTGGTCCTGATATGACCAGAAAGCTTTCGCCTTGGAATTCAGTTGTTGAACGAGAGAAGATTATCAAAGGCCAGAAACAAGTGGCATATGATATTTTTGGTGTTTCTTGTTTAGATTACATTGAGTTGTATCGTTGGTATGCACCAGGCGGTAAATCACAAGAGTCCTATAAACTAGACCACATTAGTTCTGTTGAGCTAGGCACCAATAAAGTAGATTACTCTGAGTATGATAATTTACATCAGCTCTACAAACACAATTATCAAAAGTTCATTGAATACAACATTAGAGATGTTGAAATTATCGTTGAACTAGAAGAAAAGTTAAAGTTGATTGAATTGGCTGCCACTTTGGCATACGATACAAAAACAAACTTTGAAGATGTATTTGCACAAACAAGAATGTGGGATGCTCTAATCAATTCTTATTTGATGGACAAAAAGATTATTGTTCCACCAAAAGAGAACAGAATTAAAGAATCAGCATTTGAAGGTGCATATGTAAAAGAACCACAAGTTGGCAAGCATGATTGGGTTGCATCATTTGACCTCAACAGCCTATACCCACACTTATTGATTCAATATAATATTTCACCAGAAACAATTATTGAACCATCTAACTACACACAAGAGATGCGTGACATTATCTCTGAAGGTGTAACAGTTGAAAAAATGTTGTATCAAAAAATTGATACTTCTAAGCTTAGTGGTGTTACTTTGACACCAAACGGCCAGTTTTTTACCACAGAACGGCAAGGCTTTTTGCCTAAGATGATGGAAGAAATGTATGAGGACCGAAAAAAGTTTAAGAACTTAATGATTAAGGCACAACAAGAGTATCAACTTGAAACGGATAAAACTAAGAAATATGAATTAGAAAAATTAATAGCACGATATAATAATCTACAACTTGCGAAAAAAGTTTCTCTAAACTCCGCTTACGGTGCTTTAGGTTCGCAATACTTCCGTTTCTATGATTTACGACAGGCATTGGCAGTCACACAAGCCGGTCAATTAAGTATTCGTTGGATTGAAAACAAACTGAATGAATACATGAACAATATTCTAAAAACAGAAGGAAACGATTATGTTATTGCGAGTGATACTGACTCCATTTATCTCCGTCTTGGAGAATTGGTCAATTCGGTGTATGAGAAAGAGGGTAGAGATAATCAAAAAATCATCGCCTTCATGGACAAGGTCTGTGAGGCTAAGATTCAACCGTTTATTGACAGAGCGTATTTGGATTTGGCGAACTATGTTAGGGCTCATGCTCAAAAAATGATTATGAAGCGTGAAGCGTTGGCAGATAAAGGTTTATGGACTGCCAAGAAGCGTTACGCATTGAATGTATATAACAACGAAGGTGTTGCATACAAAGAACCAAAGCTTAAAGTGATGGGTCTAGAAATGGTGAAGTCATCTACGCCTAGTGTGATTCGTATGAAGATGAAAGAAGTTTTAGATTTGATGATGCGTGGCACCGAAGAAGATGTTCATAAATTTATTGAAGATTTCAAAATAGAATTTATGAATCTGCCTGTTGAAGAAATATCCTCACCTAGAGGTTGTAATGGTATTTCTCAATACTCCGATTCGGCTACCTTGTATAAGAAAGGCACACCAATTCATGTTAAAGGTGCCATACTTTATAACTTTCATTTGAAAAAACTTGGCCTAGAAAAACAATATCCACTCATACAAGAAGG